GTTTCTACTGGAAATTATGTATTTAATGAAGTAGTTAAAGGTGTTTCTACAGGAACAACTGCACACGTTGCTGATTGGGATTATGATACAAGGATACTTAAAGTTAAAATAGCAAGTGGGTCTTTTGCTTTAGGTGAATCCATAGTTGGAATTGGAACTACTTTTGGTGGTTCCAATTCCAATTATAAACTTCTTTCAGTCAATACACAAGATCAATATGATCCATATGCAGAGAACATTCCTATTGAATTAGAAGCAGATGGATTTTTAGATTTTAGTGAGCGCAATCCCTTTGGAGATTTTTAAATCTAAATAATTAATAAAAGGACATTATTATGTTAGGAGAATACTATTACCACGAAATAGTCAAAAAAACCATAGTTGCATTTGGAACTTTATTTAATAATATTAATATAAAGCACAAAAAACAAGATGGTAGTGATTATAGTACAATAAAAGTTCCTATTGCATATGGTCCAGTAGAAAAGTTTACAGCAAGATTAGAACAAAAACCAGATTTAAGAAATAGGGTTTCTATCGTTCTCCCAAGATTAGCATTTGAGATGACTAGTATTCAATACGATAATACTAGAAAAGTTTCCACTATGCAGACTTTTAAAGCATTAAGTTCTACAGATAATCAGATAGTAAAAAAAGTTTTTATGCCTGCCCCATATAATATTGGCATTCAACTTTCTATTATGACTCAATATAATGATGATGCTTTGCAAATTATTGAGCAAATTCTTCCATATTTCCAACCATCTTTCAATTTAACAATAAATTTGGTCTCATCTATAGGGGAAAAAAGAGACATTCCGATGATACTTGAAAATATTAATTTTAAAGATAATTATGATAGTGGATACGAAGAAAAAAGAATTATAATTTATGATTTAAGTTTTACTGCTAAAACTTATTTGTTTGGTCCCATTCCAGACAATACAGAAGGATTTATCAAAAAAGTTCAGGTTGATTATTATTCTGATACAGATACTAAAAATGCATCTAGGCAACTTCGTTATGTTGCAGAACCAAGAGCGATTAAAGATTATAATTCAGACAATACAACTTCTCTTGCGCAAGATATAGATGATAAAATTACTAAATTTATCGTAAATAGTTCAATTTCTCTTGTAGAAGATACATATATACAAATTGACGACGAAGAAATGTATATCAAATCCATATCTGGAAATACTATTACTGTATTGAGAGGTAAAGATGATTCTTCTATAGTTTCACATTTGAATGGTTCATCTGTAAATCTTATTAATACTGTGGATGATAATTTGATTGAACAGACAGATGATTTTGGTTTTGATGAATATCGTTTTGATTATGGTGATGGTAAAATTTACAGTCCGTCTAAAGGTATTGACGTATGAATAACAAATTTGATGACATAAATGAAGCATTAGATATAGAAGCAACTTCTATAGAAAAAGAAATCATAAAAAGATCTCCATCAAAATTATCTAGACCAACAGATAAAAATGATTTGGATGCTGATTATGAATATGCAAGAGGGCATTATTATGCCTTATTGGAAAAAGGCCAGGAAGCAATTGATAGCATATTGGAACTAGCACAAGGTTCAGAAAAAGCAAGAGATTTTGAAGTTGCACTTCAAGGAATTAAAAGTATGGCTGATGTCGCCGATAAACTTATGGATTTGCAGCAAAAAAATAAAAAAATAAGAGAAGAAGATAAATCAAATCCAAAGAATGTTACGAATGCACTTTTTGTTGGTTCTACTGCAGAGTTACAAAAATTACTCAAAAACGGAATTATAGATTCTAAATAGTTAGAAAGTTTTGTATGAAAAATTTTAAAGAGTTCATAGATGAAACCAAAGCAATAAAAATAAAATCACACAAAACTGTAGATGAAATAGCAAAGAAAGATCGCAAAAAGTTTAGAGATGTAAAAGAAGAGAAGGGAGAAATAAGATACTGTAGTCTTTGCAAAAAAGAAGAATCACAAGAAGAATGTAAATATGGTCCTTTTATGTGGAATATGTACACAGGAGCAAATCAAATATTATCAAAAAATCAAATTAAATATAATACTACTAGACCACATCCGGCAAATGAATCAGTAACTATTGAAGACGCAAATGGAAATACATTTTTAGAAATTATTGATTTAATTAAACTAGAAAGAATGAAAGGTATTAATGAAGGAACAAAATCTGGTGATTCATCTCTCCACGATTGGTTTTCCAAAAGTAAATCAAAAGACGGAAAACCAGGATGGGTTCAACTGGGAGGCAAATATGCCGGAAAACCTTGTGCTAAACAACCAGGACAAACCACTAAACCAAAGTGTGGTTCATCAAAAATGTCTGCAAATATGTCAGACGACGAAGAAGATGCAGCAGCAAGAAGAAAAAGAAGAGAAGACCCAAATCCAGATAGGTCAGGACAAGCAAAAAATGTTAAAACTGAAGAATTTGTAAATGAAGATGCCTGCAAAGAAAAAGTAAAATCTCGTTATAGAATTTGGCCTAGTGCTTATGCTTCTGGTGCAGTTGTAAAATGTCGTAAAGTTGGTGCAGCGAACTGGGGAAATAAAACAAAAAAAAATAATGTTTCGGAAAACTATTTAAGGATACAGACTCGCGGAACAACTTACACTATACTTCTCAATTGGAGAGGTAAATATATTACAACTCAAATGTTCTTCCAGCAATTTACTAGACCAACAAAAGCAGAAGTAACGAGAGAGGTCAAAAAAGTTTATCCAAATGCGATTGTATTATCATTTAATCCATCATTAAAAGATCCAACAAAACCATTATTATTTACAGGTCAAACTAATGAACCCAGATAATATTCAACTTGACAATTTAAATAAAATTTTTGAATATGAAAAAATATCAAGAGAATTGGAATCTTATAATGATATTAATTCATTAAAAAATATTTGCAGATGCTATATGAAACTTTACTTTAAACAACAGGAAACCTTGACATTGTTGGGTATAAAAGAATTTGAGGCAAAGTAATTATGAGTACTAGTGATCAGTATTTGGGTAATCCTCTATTAAAAAAAGCAAATACACCAATAGAATTTACTAAAGACAATATTAAACAATATATAAAATGCAAAAATGATCCAGTATATTTTGCAAATAATTATATAAAAATCGTATCTCTTGACCATGGTCTAGTGCCTTTTGATATGTATGATTTTCAAGAAAAACTTATCAAGAATTTTCACGATCATAGATTTAATATCTGCAAAATGCCAAGGCAGTCCGGAAAAAGTACAACTGTCGTTTCTTATTTGCTCCATTACGCAATATTTAATGATAATGTCAATATTGCAATTCTTGCCAATAAAGCGTCTACTGCCAGAGACCTTCTCGGAAGACTTCAATTAGCATATGAAAATTTACCAAAATGGATGCAACAAGGCGTCCTGATATGGAACAAAGGTTCACTAGAACTTGAGAATGGTTCCAAGATTGTTGCTGCTTCTACTAGTGCATCTACAGTTCGTGGTGGATCATATAATATTGTATTTTTGGACGAATTTGCATTTGTTCCAAATAATGTTGCAGAGGAATTTTTTAGTTCAGTCTATCCTGTAATATCATCGGGTACATCAACTAAAATGATAATTGTTTCTACCCCTCACGGGATGAATCACTTTTATAAAATTTGGCATGATGCAGAGAGGAAAAAAAATGAATACGTTGCAACAGAAGTCCATTGGAGTGATGTTCCGGGCAGAGATGCCGAATGGAAACGTCAAACCATCGCAAACACCAGCAAAGAACAATTTGATGTAGAATTTGAATGTGAATTTCTTGGTTCCGTTGGAACTTTGATTAATGTATCAAAATTAAAAAATTTAGTATATGATGATCCATTACAAAGAAGTGGAGGATTAGATGTATATGAAGAACCACAAGAAGACCATACTTATATAATGACTGTTGATGTTTCTAGAGGAATGAATAATGATTACTCTGCTTTTGTTGTTTTTGATATAACTACATTTCCATATAAAATAGTTTCAAAATATAGAAACAATGAAATAAAACCTATGCTTTTTCCAAATATTATTTTAGATGTAGCAAAAGCGTACAATAAATCATTTGTTTTAGCTGAAGTTAATGATATTGGTGAGCAAGTAACAAGTATTTTACATTTTGATTTAGAATACGATAATATTCTAATGTGTGCAATGAGAGGTAGAGCTGGACAATTGGTTGGACAAGGATTTTCTGGAAAGAAAACTCAATTAGGCGTGAAAATGTCCAAAACAGTAAAAAGAGTGGGCTGCTCTAATTTAAA